GATGAATGATAGATACAGGGTTTACGCGGCCACGCCAGCAAGGACACACGCGCCTACTCGAATACTGCGAACGAGCCCCACACGGTTAGGTCGGGATAGGTGCCAGCCGAGTCGACTCCAGGCAGCTCGAACATGATGCGACGGTCGGTCACATGAATACGGGCGCGAGAGCCTGTTGAGCGAAGATCTCCACGGGATGGTCCAGTGCCGCCGTACCATTTAACGCTGACGGTGGTGGAATTCTTACCAGTGGCGGTATCTCTCAGCATGTTGAAGGCGTCGAGGTTGAAGCACCCAGTAGACAGGTCATGCCAATTGCCCTTGTCGATGGACAGAAACAGCTTGCCGCCTGAGACTAGTGGTTGGTGGACGTGGAAGTCGTAGGATGGGAACGTGAGGACGAGGGTGGCTGCAGTAACATCAACAATGACTCGAGCTGGCACAGACACGGTTGCGGAATGACCTCCACTGGAATGTGACACGACCGGCACAGCACAAAGCCTATACGAACTGCTTGGGACCTGATTGAGGTAGGGAGTGGGAGGGGGGGAGTCTCCAACAGTGTGCTCATGACTATATGGGTCTGCAGCGTGACGCGACAGCTCTCTACGGATGGATGAGACATCTTTGGCGGAGGAGAAAAGTTTAGTGTTTATAAGTTGTTGGGCTAGTTCGGTTACATCGATGATGGGTTTGTATGCCATTGCTGCTCCTGTATCTTCTAAAAC